GTTGTGTATTTTGGCAAAAGCCAAGGTGAGCCAGCCAGCCAGTGGTGTTGTGGCCCTCTCACTGTCTCTGCGTGACCCGATGTTGTCGTTGAGATTCAAAGGTGAATTATTCCAATTGACACTACGTGACCTGCATTTCGTGCCATTGTTCCAATTGCTGCCCACGATCCCGTGCTGTAACAACGGTACTGCCTCACCCTCCCAGAGGGATTTTTAAAATTAGTACAGACTCCCACTAACTCCGCGCGACCCGAAGGAGACGTTGAGAAACAAAGCTGACCTATCCCAATCGACACCACGCGACCCGCATTCCGCGCCACTGTACCAAGCGCCGCCCACCAACCCGCGATTTGGAACTGCGTAACCCTGACCTCTACCGATAGAATTAACTCCATCGTATGTCGTTCCATCGGAGGCGGTGTCCTGAACTGCCCAACTACCTGCTGCTCCGTCAGATCCTGTCTCATTTGCCCATTGCCACAATGCGCCTGCACAGTCTTCACACCCGACATTTGAGATCATTCTACGACTAGCTGTGTCACTATGACCCCCAGTCGTTCCAGGGTCTGCTGATCCGCTGATATTGGTTTCTTCATTACCGCCAATAGCTAGAGCCATAAACTCGGCTTGTGTGGGAAGTCTTTTGTCGATTTCCGCAAATCGCTCTACAAAATTATACCAGTGATAATCGGGGTTGCTTGCTCCATCCACAATTGTCTGATTGTATTTCGATTCCAGCGTTGTCGTATTGCTGGCTAGATAAATATCCGCCCACAATTTATTGCCCACATAAACCATCCCCTCAGGACTGGAAGTTGGACGATGAGAGGCTTGTGTCCACACACTTCTGGGCAGAATATCCCCATCGAGATAGCCTGTTAGGGAGTGCCCACTAATGGTTCCAACATCAACACAAAGGCAGTGAAATCCGCCAATTTTACGAGAATTTGTGGCACTGGCTGTGACACCTCCAACGGTTCCATTAGGATAGGTAGAATTTGAGCTTAAACAAAAATTTGGAGTGGTTCCCGAACTAGGTTCTACCGCATAAATATAGACATCCTCTCCATTGCGGCTTGATGGTGTTGCCTTTGAGATTTCATTACTTGCCCAAGAGCCTGTTGTGTCTGCATCAAGTGTGGTTGCCGTAGAAAGCGTATAAACAGTGGCGTTGATTCGTAGTTGCATCGCTGGAATATTGACTGTCCGCCTTTCTGACGCTGTAGCAGAGCCAGCATAAAATCCAGCACTGACATCATTGCCCCCTGTGATTTGCTGCTCGGCTAAATACCAGTTAGGGATTGGGATGGTTTGTACCGAACCTCCAAAACTGATAAGGCCACTGGACTCCGTAGCCAGGGTCACACTGTTTAGTTGTATCTCGCCTGCCATTTAGTGTCTCACTGAAAGGGTTCCTGTTAAGTTCATTGTTCCGGTCAAATTGATAGGACCGTCTAGGATCACCATTTTGCCCTGAATCGTCAGAGTGCCACTGAACGTGGTGTCTCCGATATACAGTCGGTTATTACCGGATGCTACGGTGATGCTGTCACTGATACTGTTTGCGTGTTCGATGTCTTGTAAGGCAGTATCTGCAGTGGCCCCTTGTGCTGCCGTAGCATAATCCGTTGCTGCTGTGGTTGCTGCAGTGCCAAGACCAAGATGAGTGCTCAAAGACGTTGCGTTGATCCCAAGAGCAATCGTGCCCGATGAAGTGACTGGCGAACCACTATCTACCTCGATCCCATCTGAGCCAGAAACTGCGACACTGGTGACGGTTCCAGAGCCTGAAATGGTTTGATATTCCAGCGCAGTTGCGCCCGCATTTACTGCCAGGACCTGGTTTGCAGTGCCGATTGCAGTCAACCCTGTTCCCCCATTTCCTATTCCGAGGGTTCCTGTTACTGCTGAACCGAGATCATTGATCTCTGCAGTTAGGTAACTTTGGAGGTCTGAGATCTGCGATTCGGTGATGGAGAGTGCTGCTTGATGTTGGGTGACTGATGATTGGGTGATGTTTGCGTCGGGTACGTTTGCCCAGGTCACTGCAGCACTAAGATCATTTACCTCTGCAGTCAGGTAAGACTGTAGATCAGCAATCTGGGACTCGGTAATCGACAACGTACTTTCTGCAATGTACTCAATGTCTGTTGCTGCAGAATTAACTGCAACCAGCTTAGATCCGTTTCCTGTCAGACTGGGGAGGAGATTCGTTCTTGCAGCACTGGCAGTGGTTCCTCCGGTTCCTCCATTGGCAACAGGTAATGCCCCCGTGACATCTGTTCCGAGATTGACCTGGTTGATCGTCAGGACCTGGCCTGCGGAAAGTGTGATGTAGTCGTAGGAGGTCGAAGAAGAGATACTGAGGTCTGTACTGTTGTCTGTCCCACTGGGATCTACACCCAAAGTCGTGCGAAGGGTTGCTCCACTTTCAAACTGGAACTCTCCTGCAGAGGAGTTGTAGACCAGCAGTGCATTGTCTGCGAGTCCTGCAGAGTTTACATCGGACAGGGTGACAACTGTTGAGCCTGGAAGATCTGCGTATTTCCATTCAGTATCTGCAGTGGAATATTGCAGGATCTGACCATTCGTTGGGGTGTCATCGTCATCAGTGACAAGAATTCTCCCAATCTGGGTCTGTAGTCCCGTGTCGAGTTTTGCGGTTGTGATTGAGCCATCTGCAATCGTCGCAGCAGTTGGGGTGCTTGGAGTCCAAGAGGAGCCGGACCAGACCAGTGCCTGGCCTGTGGTGGGTGCAGTCGTTGAGGTGTCTACATCACTGAGATCATCAATTGAACTGGGGATCGAGACCGTGGCAGCAGCCCAACTCTCCCCGTTGAATCGGAGGAAATCATTTATTGCAGGTGTCGTGTTCAGAACATTGCCCAACCCCTCCAGATCCGGTGTCTGGATTGACACCGTAAGTGTCTGTAATTGTTGGTCTATTTCATCAAAATTTGAGTTGACATACGTTCCCCAGAGATCGACTGCCTGTCCGACCGTGGGTTTTTTTAGAGCAAAATTGGTGGTTGTGGTGAAGTCTGTCATTAGCTGCACCCTGAGAAGTCTACGTCATCAATCGTCTTCTTGACCTGAGTCGATACTGAACCCGTGGTGGTGGTTGATGTGATTTGCAGTAACGAGATCAAACCTTTGTAGTTCCCATTTCCATCATTATTAAATAAATCAGTCTTGTTATAAGGTTCTAACAATGCTGTTGGTCCTCCACTGGCAGGTTGTAACGATGCGGGAATGCTAAACGTGGCGACACCATCGATGTTTGTTCCTGATAGATAATAACCAGGATCTAGTTGACTGGTGTCTGTCGATGAGTTAATCAGGCGGATCGTGTACGGTTCAGATCCCAAGATATCCCTGATTGTGTACCAAGTATTTGGATACTGAGAAAGTACGTTCCCACTGCCGTTGAGTCTTAAATCTATGCCAACGGTCCAAACCTGGGCTTTCGTCGTGATGTTTCGAGTCTGAACCGTTTGAGTCGTCGTCACCGTTTTGTACTCGCCAATCGTATCCAGAATTTTATTGGTTTCGCAGACTAAGGTGGTGCTGTCTGCAATCGTGATGGGTGCATCCAGACCCACGATCCTGGCACTGAGGGAATCAAACCGAGTGTTGAGATAGGTGGCAAAACCGGAGTAGTCGAAATCGAGTACCTCTTGGGCAGTCGTGGGAGGGGAGAAACCTTCGGCCTGCAGTTCGGTGTTCAAGTAAGGCCAGGTCGAGACTGGGGTGGTTGCACCTGAATAGGGATCAGGCAGGAGGTCTGCGACTCCAACGGGTATTCGGGAATTAATCGCATCAACCTGCGCGATGTTTCTATTCACCTGGGCCAGTGTGGAACTTGCCCCAACGCCTGCAGCGTTGATCTTGTCTGAAACTGTTTTGAGTTTTGTAGATAACGATTCGATAAACTGATTGATGATCGTCCCGTAAGTGGTCGAGTCGCTCCCAACCGTGGGAATGTCATAACTGTAGTTGGTTGAACTGCTTGGCATTACGATCCACTCCAAGCCGCAAGTGCCGCTTCGGCTGCAGTTCTTGCAGCTTGGGCATCACTCAAGGCTTCATCTGCTGTCTCTTGCAGGGTCTGCAGTTCTGCCGCAGAGGCCGCAAGTTGTGCTTCGGCACTGGCGAGATCTGTTTCCAACGTGTCCAGATCAGACAGTAGAGTCACCAGGGAAGCGTTGACCATCTTGGTTGCCACCGAGACTGCCGTGTTGCTGTTGGTCAGTGCCGTTGATGCGTTGCTGTCTGCCTGGTCGAGTTTGTAGGCAAGCGACGGGGTCACTGAATCAGAAACCTCTCCGAACACCGTATCCACTGCATAGACCTCATCTTCCAGATCCTGCAGAGCAGAGTTCAAAATCGAACCCCAGGAATTTCTGTCTTTGCCGACTTCTGGCAAGGTGATGCTGTAGTTGCTTGTCGTTGGAGGACTATCAGTTAGTGCCATTTGTCCAGACCTTTTCGGTTGTGTTCTGTTTTGCCCACAAATCTGTCAACTGATCTGATTGTGCTGACCAAACGCCTGCGCTTGGGGCTACCTGTTTGAAAATGATCTCTTTGACAAACGGGCCGATCCCGTAGGCTTTCAGCCCGTACGTTGTTTTTTTGGTACTCACGTCAGACCCTTAACCGATTCGTAAGCGTATTCCCCACTGGGCGGAAGCTCAGGCTGTGCCTGCTTCCTTTGGCACGTCTGCGATCATCTGCAGCCTGGATCTGTCCAATTGCCTCATTTGCCAACTGACCCCAGACTGGGAGCCTCTCGTCCTCCCCTAAGAAGGGAGTTGCTGCGACCATCGCATTGTAGAGATAGGCATCTGGGTGAGCGCTGAGAAGCCAGTTGGTCGTGTTGGTAGCAGAAAGAGCCGGGATCTTAGCGTAGTAGTTCATCTCGTACGTCTGGCTCTCTGCAGGCGCTGGCAGGATCCGGACGTTGGTTCCCTTGTAGACGTAGTAGCGAGCGTGTTTATCTGACAGCGAGGCAATGTAGTTGGTCTCGTTGGCCTCATCGATCTGGTGTGCTGGGATCTCAATCAGGTCCCGCTCTACGGGACTGATCACTCGGAGCACCTTGAACTCCAGAAAGTCACTCGGCATCGTCAGATAATTGTCTGAGCTCACCAGCTGAGATCTCGTGTACTGATCGCTTGTTCGGAGTACCCGGTTCATCTTGGCCTCTGCCAGCTGAATAAAGCTCGGAGCGTAGGTTGCCAAGTCACTACGATTGAGCCAGGTCCCGATATTGGTCAGGAGCTCGCTGTAGGTGTTCATACGCGACCTTCCCACACTCGGAAGCACTTGTTGGCTGAGTCATTCAGCCAGCGCTTGAGAGCCTTCCTGTCCTTGAAGCTCCCGTCCCGAAACATCTGGTTCGCTACAGCGGCAGGAAGATGAGCCACTAATCTCATAGAAGATTTTGTGTTGAGATTCTCCCGATCCAACTTGGCCTGTTTGACCAAGGGCTCGAGGTCCTCTGTGATCACGTGGTGAATGACAGACTCATCAGCAGTCTCACTGACCAGCTGACTGACTACATTTCCACGATGATCCAAAATTGTGCTGTGTTTCATTTAGGTAGAGCTCAGGGCTTACACCCCGAGCTCACTGAGGGTTATCAGGTGGTCAGATCTGTGATCAGACCGTGCGCTTGCCCAGAATCTACCTGTAATCCAAACTCAACGAGAATTTGACGAGTCTCGGAGTCGCCAATTTTTGCGAGCGGGAATGTGGTATAGCTTCTAAGCATCGCCAGGCGATAGTGATCCGGATCCAGGATGAAAATATCTTTGTTTGCATCCGCAGCCGCACCCTTGCCCAACGTCCGACAAGGCACTATTTTTACGTCTCCAAAGTCAGAAGCGTAGACCGAGATCGGGCTCCCCACAGTCCCGGAAGACACCATTTCTCGGGTGTTACTGCGACCTGTGAAGGCGCTGATATCCGTCTTGTGGCCTG